CGGATTTCATAGATATTTAGTGATGAAGACCTACAAAGATATAAGGGAAAGCACGGGGGGCTTATTGCCCGTGGTGGTGCTAAAGAAAGACATGAACGACAGGATGGCTTCAACCGTAAGACACAACAGGGCAAGAGGTAAGCACTCTGTGGATGGCATGAGCAGCATTGTATTCAACATGCTAGAGAATGGATGGGAAGACGATCAGATTTGTGCAGAAATGGGATTGGAAGCAGAGGAACTATTGCGCCTAAAACACATAACAGGTTTTTCAAAGCTATTTGAGGATGTAGAGTATAAGAAGTCGTGGGAAGCCAAGAAACAAATTAAAATAAGACACGAGTATGAAAAAAAGAACAACAAAGAAAGTTAAGCTATCAGACATTAAACCCTATTGGAGAAACCCAAGGGACAATGCACATGCAGTAGAGAAGGTGAAACAAAGCATTGAGGATTACGGCTACAACAGCTTCATCTGCGTGGACAAGAATAATATCATTGTTGCAGGTCATACACGTTACAAAGCCCTACAAGAATTAGGCATTGAAGAAATCACTGTCATTGTTGCAGACGATCTATCAGAGCAGGAAGTAAAGGAGTACAGAATTATTGATAACAAGACTGGTGAGATTGCAAAATGGTCAGACGATCTAAAAGTAGAGCTAAGAGAAATTGAAGACCTAGACGTAATGAGCGTGTACTTTGATGACATGAACATTGATCTTGAAGTTGGCAACGATTTTGACTTTATAGGGAAAGAGGAAATTGAAGAAAAGAAAAGAGAACTAGAGGGAGAATTTAAGGACAAGCTAGAGGAGTACAACAAGTCCTTTGATGAGATCATTTGTCCTGAGTGTGGACACGAATTTCAAGCACAATTGAACAAGATAAGCATTAAATCAGACAAGTAATATGGCACAGGGGAAGCCTTGGAATAAGGAAAAAATTATCGAAGCAATAGAGCCTTACTTAAAGTTGGGTTATTCGGTGAATAAAGCCTGTATTTTAGCTAAAATCCCTACTTCTACTGTTGCAACTTGGATGGAAAAGGATGATTCTCTTCGTAAGAAATTCGAGTCTTGGCAAAATATGGTATCCGCAAAGGCACGAGAAACCATCGCAAGGTCAATAAATAAGGGCGATAAACAGGACGCTAAGTGGTGGTTAGAGCGCAGAGAGAAGAAGGACTTTAGCACACAACAGATTATTGGTGGTGATGGGGAAGACGGGCAACTAAGAATTGTAATTGAGAGATACAATGAAAAAGACATGGAAACAAACAGCAAAGCAACAAGAAGCGTGGAAGATACTGAATGATCGTGAAACGACCGAGGTTCTTTTTGGCGGTGGTGCAGGTGGTGCTAAATCATTTCTAGGTTGTGCGTGGCTTATAATAATGTGTATTGAGTATCCAGGCACTCGGTGGTTGATGGGGCGAAGTAAGTTGAAGAACTTGAAGGAAACAACACTCAATACGTTCTTTGAAATCTGCTCAATGTGGGGCTTGGTGAACATGCAAGACTTCAAGTATAACGCTTCTGATGGTGTTATTCGTTTTAGTAACGGGAGCGAGATCATGTTAAAAGACCTCATGCTCTACCCGTCAGACCCTAACTTTGACTCACTAGGATCACTTGAAATCACGGGGGCTTTTGTTGACGAGGCAAACCAGATCACTGTTAAGGCGCGCAACATTGTGCAATCCCGTATTCGTTACAAGCTAGATGAATACGATTTAATACCGAAATGTCTTTTCTCATGTAACCCTGCAAAGAACTGGGTATACATGGATTTTTATAAACAAGATAAGGAGGGGACGCTACCGAAACACAGGAAATTTGTGAAGGCACTAGTTACGGACAACCCGTTTATCAGCCCTCACTATATTGAAAACCTAAAGAAGCTAGACATTGTATCCAAGGAGCGTCTTTTATATGGAAACTGGGAATACGACGACGACCCGTCAAAACTTTTTGACTATGACGTTATTACAGACCTATTCACAAACAAGGTGCTGGATAAGAGCATAGAATACCCAAAAAAGACTGTAACTGCTGATATTGCGCGCCACGGAGCGGATAAAACCGTAATCATGCTTTGGAAAGAATTGCAAGTAATTGATATAATAGTAATAGCAAACTCAGACATAACATACGTTATAGAGAAACTGGAGGAGATAGAGAGGAAAGAACACATACGCAGAAGCATGTTTATTGTTGATGAAGATGGTGTTGGTGGTGGCGTTGTTGACGGCTTCAAGGGATGTCGTGGTTTTCTTAACAACGGAAGACCCATAAAGAAGAACACAGAAGACGACCTCAAACAGTGGAACTATGCAAACCTAAAAACACAGTGCTATTTCAAGCTGGCTGAACTAGCCAAGCATGGAAAGCTAGGCATTTCGTGTTCAGCAGAAATAAGGGACGCAATAACGGAAGAACTAGAACAGATCAAACAGCAGCACATTGATAGGGATGGAAAGATAGCTTTAGTACCAAAGGAGAAAATAAAAGAACTACTAGGAAGATCCCCAGACTATGCTGATGCACTGATGATGAGGATGCTTTTTGAGATTAAAGGAAACACACTACCCATTAAACCACTCAAGTCCCCCATGATAACGGCAGGGCTTATGGAAACCGAATTCTAAAACTATGTCATTTTTCGACAAGATAAAAACAGCCGTAACAGGCAAACCAACCAAAGCTGGCTTGAGCACAGAGGTTGGAAGCTCTGGAACTAATATCAGTTATGGTATTTCCAGCGAAGACTTTAATTCAAAGTTTAATGGCACTGATACAGCAACCATCTGTGACAAGATGAGGAAAACAGACGCAACAGTCAGTGCGGTGTTGAAAGCCATTAAGCTACCAATCCTAGCAGCGGAGAAAACAATTGTCCCCGTGGATGAATCAAAAGAGGAGCAGGACATTGCAGAGGAAGTATCACGACAGTTGCTTGAGGAACTAGAGGGTGGTTTTGATAATTTTTTACGAGAAGCCCTTACTTATCAGGATTTTGGACACTCCGCATTTGAAAAAGTCTATACAATTCAAGAAGGCACAATTGCACTAAAAAAACTTGCTCCACGTGTTCAATCATCCATTTATAGATGGGCTATTGGCGATTTACCAACAGGATCAGGTATCACACAAATCCTTCCAACCACACCAGAGGAAAGAGAAGGAATGACAACAACACCAGAAATCCCTATGTGGAAACTGGTTGTGTTTGTAAATGAAAAAGAAGGTGATAACTGGCAAGGCATTTCCATCCTCCGTTCTGCCTATAAGCATTGGTTTTTCAAAGATACCCTTTATAGGATTGATGGAATTAAGCATGAGCGTGGAGCAGGTGTTTTAGAAATCACACTTCCAGACGGTTCAAATGACAATGACATGGCGCAAGCACAGGAGCTTGGAAAGAACTTTAAGATGAATGAATCGTCATACATTATTAAGCCTAGCTCAGAATGGAAGATCAACATGCTATCGGACGGCATTAAAGACCAATCATCTGCACTTGTAAGCTCAATCCAACACCACGACACAATGATCGTGAAAAATGTATTGGCACAATTCTTGAATCTAGGAGAGGGCAAGACGGGTTCATTCGCGCTATCAAAAGATCAATCTAGTTTTTTCCTATTGTCACTGGAATCCATTGCAAACTACATGGAAGACATTATCAATAAGACTGTTGTTGAGGAGATTGTGAGACTAAACTTTGGTGAGCGTGATAGTTACCCTAAATTCTCATTCTCTAGTATCGCAGAAATTGATATTGAAAAGATGAGTACAACCCTAGAGAAGCTAATCAACTCAAACCTTGTTGCGGTCACGGACAAAATGAAGGTATGGACACACAAGAACTTCGGGCTTCCAGAGCTAACACCAGAAGACATTGAGCAGATTGAGGAAGAACAAGAGGAAAAGCAGGCACAAATTGATGAACAAATGAAGAAGAAACCAGAAAAACAGGAGAAGGGAGCAACAAAAGAGCCAGATGAAGAGAACATTGAGGAAGACAAAGAGGAGAAGATGGCAGAATATGGTCAAAAAAAAAAGATTTACAAACCATACAGGGAATTGACACTAGCGGAGCAGAGAGTGAAATTTGCAGAATTGGACAGCTTTTTTACCACCTCTGAGGGTAAAATAGAGCAGGAATTGGCAATTTTTAGCGATTTACAGGTACAAAAGGTGCTTGAAGTAGCGGAGAACGCAATAAATGAGGGCAATACTGGGGCAATTAAAGACATTTCACTACCATCAGACGCAAAATTGCGGTCAAACGTAAAGGCAGCGTCAAAGTTAGCCTATGAAGAAGGGAAGCGCACAGCAGCAAATGAGCTTGATATCGCGCTACCGTCAACACCAAAAACAGCAACGGCGGTAAGGAACGCAAAGGTTGATCTATTGATGGATAAGAGAGCAGAAGCCATTACTGGCATTGTTAAAAGCGGTACTTTGACAGCAATAAGTGCTGGAATCGGTGCAACTGCCGCAATTCATGCCATTAAACAGGGGCTAGATAGCAAATTAAACAACATCAACAGGCAAGTATCAGGAAAAGTGGCGGTAGGATCATTAAATAATGGTAGAAGCCTAGTATTTGATAGCAACAGACCCATAATCCACGGGCTACAAAGGAGCGAATTGCTGGATTTTAAGACGTGCTCAATGTGTTTGTCCCTAGATGGACGCGTTGTAGCACCAACAGACCCATTCGCAAAGATAGATCAAATCCACACCAGTTGCAGAGGAATTTGGGTGGCAGTTGTAAAGACAGACGCAGAATTGCCAAAGGTAAAGACAATCCCAAAGTCACTTCTAGGGAAATTTGAAACGATAGAGGGTGTGCCGTCAATTAACAACTTCAAGAATCTGAAAAAGCCTTTAATTACTAAGAAATCAAGGCTTCAACAGAAAATTGATGATGGAAAAATTGAAAATCCTAATATAAAGTGATACTATGGAGGAAGATAGGCTTTATGAAGTGCGTTGTGTGAAGTGCAAAAAGCTATTATTGAAACAGCAGATTATATGCGGAATCATCGAGATCAAGTGCTATAACTGCAACACCATCATAAAATTAAAATCAAATAAAGACTCAGAGGTTCAACAGAAACCCAGTTAACTCTGGGTTTTTTGTATAAAAAAAGTATGAAAGATGGAAGAAAACTACTCAGTAGAGTAAAAATTTCAGAGAAAGAGCTTGAAGACAAGCAGTTTATGATTTTGAAGACGGGAGAGTTTTTTGACTACCGTTACGGAAAATTTAGAGTTAAAAGAGAACTACTTAACGACCTCAAGAAAAACTTTGATGATAATGTGCTTAAAATTGATGTTGCGCTAGACACAAACCACGACTATGACAAGGGCGCGTCAGCATGGATTAAAAGCCTAGAAGTACGGGGTAATGCCCTATATGCGAAGTTCAAGGACTTCACAACAGAAACACAGGAAATGTTGAGAGAGAAGGTGTATAAGTATTTTAGTGTTGAGTTCAGCCCTTTTGATACTGTTCGAGATGGTGAAAAGGTTACAATAAAGAATGTGTTGCGTGGTGTTGCTTTAACCAATCGACCAGTAATTAAAGGGATGCAACCTACATTCCTATCAGAGGATGTATCTAATAAATTAAAAGATTCTATGAGCATTAAGAAATTTGCTGATGAATTGCTTGCCAAAGCTTCAATTGAAGCAGAGGAAGCAGCAAATCTACGCCGTCTTTTTGAGGAACTTCCAGAAGAAGAAAAGGAAGAGCTTAAAGACAAAGTAGATGAGGTAGAGGCTAAAGTCTCTGAATCACCAGAGGAAACAACCGAAGAAGCGACCGAAGAAGTTGCTGAGGAAGTTACCGAGGAAGAAACAACCGAAGAAACAACCGAGGAAGCCGAAGAGGTAACTGAGGAAGTTGAAGAAGTTGAGGCTTCTGAGGAAGCAGCCGAGGAAACAACTGAGGAAGCTACTGAGGAGGTTGAGGAAGGTGAGGAAGAAGCAGAAGCCGAAGTCTCAAAAGATGAAGCTGAGGAAGGTGAATCTGAGGAAGAAGCTACTGAGGAAGAATCCACAGAGGAAACAACCGAGGAAGAAGAAACCACAGAGGAGCCAGAAGCAGTGGAAGCCACAGAGCTTTCTGAAATTAAGAAGGAGCTATCAGAGCTTCGTGAGGAAAAGAAACAGCGCGTCATTAGTGATCGCACAACCTCACTTATTCTTTCAGAGAGTAACAGTGTAGGCTTCACGTCTGCCGCTCAGGAAGATGTACGAGGATTCGTTGCGTCTTTATCTGAGTATCAATACAGTCAATTCAAAGAACTTATTGGCAAGGTTTCACGATCTGACAGTAAGATGTTTGATGAGATTGGTGGTGCAGGTGGTGCAGAAACCGACGACCAAAAGCTAGACCGTGCAAAGAAACTCGCAGAAGAGTACATGGACAAGGGCATGGAAGCTGGTGAAGCTGTGACTAAAGCACAGAAAGAGGTATTTAAGACCTAATAATTAAAATAATTTTGCTATGGCAACATATACATTATCACCAACACAATCAGAAGGTGATATCTCCTTGCCAACCGACGCAGACCTTTCCTCTTTGCAATATCACTTTGTGAAGTGTGACGCAACAGACAACAAAGTTGTTGCATGTGGTGCGCTTGAGAAACCACTTGGTATTCTCCAAAATGCGCCAGACGGTTCTTCTAGCGATGCAACGGCGTGCGTCCGTGTATACGGAATCTCAAAGTTGAAGCTAGACGAAGCAGTCGTACATGGAAACTTCCTTGTTTGTACTGCAACCAGTAAAGGTGAGGTAGCCGACGCAGCCAACGAGGAATACGGGGCTGTCGCTATTGGTTCAGGAGCAGACGGAGACTTACTAGACGTTCTAATCCAACGCGGTGAAGTTACCGCAAGCGATGCATAATAATTAAACTGAGATACTATGAATCCTACATTAGGGTCTGCAAAAGTAGACAAAATCTTGACTCAGTTTTCTCAAATGTATCGTAATGATACTTACATTGCAGAACAGGTACTTCCTGTTTTGAAAGTTAAGGAGAAATCTGGGCAATACGCTAAGTACAACAAGGAAAACTTGCGTGCTTACGTTGATAACATTTACCGAGCACCTGGTACTCGGGCGCATACTGTTGACTATTCTGTTTCACAGGGTACATACACATGTCGCGAGCACGCTATTGAAAAGCGTGTACCAGACGAGTTTAAGAACAACACAGACAATCCATACGACGCAAAGCGTGACGCTACTGCCGTTATCATGGACAACATCTGGGTAAACCAAGAACTCGCACTAGCAACAACAATGCGTGATGCAACTGTTTTGACTAGTAACACCACTCTTTCAGGTACAGACCAGTGGAGTGACTATGCTAACTCTGATCCAATTGGTGATATCGAAACTGGTATTGCAGCCGTTCGATCATTGACAGCAAAGCGACCTAACACAGCCGTTATGGGACACGATGTTTGGCTCAAGCTCAAATATCACCCAGACGTTCGAGAGCAAGTTAAGTACACAGGAAATGGACGCTTCTCAGACGCAGCTTTCGGATCATTCATCAAGGAGTTTTTCTCACTTGATAATGTATTTGTTGGGGCAGCTATCTATGACACAGCAGTTGAGGGGCAAACAGCTTCTCTAAGTGACATTTGGACAAAGGACTTTTGGCTTCTATACCAGAACAAGCGACCTACCCTCATGTCAGCAACATTCGGATATACTCTTAGCGATACTCCGCGTTATGTGGATCAGTACCGTGAGGAATCAACTAAGTCTGATGTTGTCCGTGTACAGTACAGCTACGACCAAAACATCTTTGATGTAAACCTCGCTTACCTAATCAATGACGCAATTGCGTAATAGTTTAAGGTAAGGCTTAAACCGCAACACCTAAAAATGTTGCAAAGATGGGTTCGGGGAGTCCCTAAAAACGACTCCCCAAAGCTCATCCTTAACCTATTATTTATATGGCACGTGGAAAGAAATTTAGAAAAAAGGTATTGACACCTTTTGTACAGCCAACTGGAAATTCTGAAACACCTGATACAACAGCCGTAACCGTTATTGAAAAAGACGGAAGCGGAAATGTATTGCGATCAACAGGTACAACCGTACCGACAAACACAGAAGCAGGATTTTCAAAGGGAAGTATTTTTATCAAGACAGACGCAGGAGCAGGCGTTGAAGGTATCTACCGAAACGTGGGTACTACCGCTTCATGTACTTTTGAGGCACTAGACACTATCTCACCAACAGAATTAGCACTTACAGATGGAGACATGCTTTTAGGTGATGGTTCAAACAAAGCACAAGCACGAACAATGGGCGGTGACGCAACCATTAACAACACAGGAACAATTACTGTTACACAAGCAGCAGGAAACTTTGATGTTAAAGGTGGTCAAGGTCAAGTGACAAAAACCGACGACGGAGCAGCAGGCGCAGTACAGACACTCCGACACGACAGTGCTACACCAGCACCAAATGATATTGTTGGTATTTATGAGTTTGAAGGGAATGAT